TGTGGTTACTTTAGCACCACCTCGACCTATAAAGTCGTCTATAATATATGCCCAACCACCGGGACCAGGGTTTCCCAGACAACTTCCGTCTGTGTAGACGTCTATCATACTTACTAGTATATACGATAAAATCTTTATATTTCAACAACGTGTTCCTTTTTATATGGGAAACAGTAATAATAGCATTTAACCAATGGATTAAACAGTACACATGGACCAAACACAGTTCCAAAAATTATTAAGAATATATAAACACTTTCCATTTATACAAAAAAAGACTTAAAATTTTAAGTATTTATACTATAAAACATGTTCCACCAAGATTGGGATGAAGTTACCATACACGGTAAAAGTGTTACTAAAGAAAAAGAAAAGGAAAAATACGTCAAGTTCATGGGTCAAGAAATCAAATTACCTAAACGGAGTCAATATTCGGGTAAATCGCCGGAACAAAAACTTGACGAAACTGAGTTAGGGACACACAAAAAAGTCAGTAAAGAAACGGGTTTAACAATCCAACGGGCACGTGTCGCAAAACAGTACACGCAAAAAGATCTTGCTAATCTCATAAACGTATCTTCAGACATAATTTCATCGTATGAATTGGGTAAATCAATTCCGGACCCTAAAATCATGCAAAAACTGCGTCGTGTTTTGGGCGTTAAACTTTAAAATTTGGTCTAAATTTTAATTTTTAAATTGTAAATTTTATTTATTTTTTAAATTTTTAAACGCTTATTAGACGTTTAGTTGGAGAACGCGAGACCGCCCATACCGGATTGCACACGGAGAACGTTGTAGTTAACCGCGAACATGTCGAGGTTCTTGGAGGCCGCACCACCGCTGCTACACTTGACGGCGACTTGCGCGTTGTCAATTCTGGAGAAGTTGCAAGTACCAGTTGGTTGATGCTCTTCTGGCTTAAGCGCAAACGAGTACGAGTAAACGCCCGCGTATGGCGAACCAGAGTGATGTTGGTATGGTTGCACTTGGTTAAAGTACTTACCGGATTGTTCCTTGAATCTGTCTTGACCATTGAGAACCAATTTGAACGTTTCCACGTTACCAGCATCATCTTCAAAAAACGAAGCCGCACCAGCAGCGGATTCAAAGAGTGGCTGACCATATTGTCCAGCTTGGACAACAACGTTGGCAGAATCGCAATCAACGTACACTTCAGCCATACCATCGTTTTTGGACAAGTTCCACATAGTTTGCGCACCTTCGGAATCACCTTCGGCAACGCACCACACCAATTCCTTAACTGGGTGGTTGTAGGACAATCTGACTTGCTTGGTCGCACCCGCGGTAACCGTATCGGTACCAGTGTGTTGGACTTGTTCGATCAAGTATTCGTGACCCTTTTGCGCGAATCGTCTGCGCTCTTCAGTGTCGAGGTAGATGTAGTTAGCCCAGACCTTGAACGTGGACGTGGACAAGTACTTGTCAAAATTTGAGGTCAAGTCAAAGTCAATTCTGACTTCGTGGTATTGCAAGGCAATCAATGGCAAGGCCAATCCTGGGTTTCTGTTGAAGAAGAAGACGAGTGGCAAGAAGACTTGCTTACCGCCGGTGCCTGGGACTGGGGCAGTTGTCATCTTACCCCAGTTAGTCTTGGCCGCATCGGACAAGTACAATTCAGAGTACAATCTCCACCATCTTTGGTAGTGTTTGTCGATTCTTTGACCACCGATGGACAATTCAGCGGACTTGATCGCACGTTCCGCGATCCAGTTAGTATCGAAGTTGTTACCCGAAGCATCGTTAAGGATGGATTGAGTTTGTCTCGCAGTGGACGCAGTAGACAATTCAATGTACATGTCGCCGACCAAATCACCGTTTCTGGCGACAGTGACGGAAACGCGACCCGACGCAGCGGCCGTACCGTTAACAGTTTGTTCGATGTTTTCCATCGCAAAGTTTGTGTGGCGTTTGTAAACCGCCTGGAAGAAAGTGACTTTTGGGTTACCAGTCAAGTAGACATCTTGGGCGCCGTAGGCGACTAATTGCATGAGACCACCGGCCATTTTGTTTGTTTTGTACTATAACATGAGATTTTTATTTTGGACGATTTCGCGAAAAAACACGGTTTGATTTTTCCTGATACATATAAATGTCAGACGACGATGTACCAAAACTTGAATCCGTAGATGAAGAATATATCGAAATTGAATCTGGATCCGAATCGGAAACTGGATCGAATATTGAAGAAGATGAACTAACTACAGTAGGAGGCGAACTCCCAGATATCGATGAATTAGAAAATGATGATTTTGATGACGAGTATATGGAAGATGAAACTTTTGGTCTGGATAATATGGGTGCTCTTTTAGGTTCCGTACTAACAAACGAGGAAGGTGAAACTGTATGCTCAGCCCTGGTAAACATATCGAGACAACTTGAAGTTCAGAACAAGATAATGATAAAAATGTTAGCTCAACTCCAAAAAAGAGTATAAAAAATTAGCGTGTATTAATTATAATACAAGAAATGGATCCAAACACCTTATTCATTACTCCGGATGCAGACCGCGAAGACGCCTTTTATCATGACATGGCAAATCGCACTGACGATCTTAATCCAGAAGAATTACTAAGGGCAATAAAGTACGAAGAGAAGAATGTTGGATTACTACCAGATAGAAATAATACAGAGCTTGTTAATTTGAATCCGGTGGAACTCTCGTATAAAATATTCTTTTCACCTGAAGAATTAGATATTATAACGAATAGGCCTAAATATGTAGATATGAGAGTTAAGGAAAAAGTATATAGACATTTGTTAGATCGAAACAGTAAATATTTTAACCGTGCAAAAATACTCGATATACTTTCAAGTGATATGGGAAGCGATGATGATTTAGATATAGGGTTTAGAATCAGAAGACTCACCGATCAGCTTTGTGATTCGTGGAATATTGTTCTTAGTACTAATCGTATTTACGACCGTAAAAATAACCCAACACAAGTTCCATTAGAAGTTACAACAAATCCATCGCTATTTAGATGTTCCATGCCAGACTTTGAAGAACTTAACGTATTCCAAAAGTGTATAATGGCAATTTTTGATTCTCTTCATAAAAATGATACAAAACGTTACCGAGGGTATACGTGTAAAGAGATTATAACTACTGAAGGGTATAAGACGCGTGCTTGGAAACAGGATGAACCCATAAAAGATTATGTTCACCGAATCGCTAATAAAGAAACATGGTATGAATTGTGGAAGGATTTGACATCATCAAATGGAACAGCTATGTTTTCCCAAGTCATAAAGCATTTAACAGATTGTACAGATATACAATTTCCGGAAATTGTAAAGAATAGAAGGGTTTGGTCGTTTAAAAACGGTATTTTTATAGGTTCAAAATGGTCCGACAAAACAGGATTATATCACACGGTCTTTTACCCGTATCATTCAAAAGAATATAAAAATCTTGATCCAACAATCGTAAGTTGTAAATATTTTGATGTTGATTTTGAAGATCATAACATGATAGAAGACTGGTCAGATATACCGACACCTCATTTCGAAAGTGTTCTTACGTATCAAGAATTTAGTGATGATGTGATCAAATGGATGTACATTTTAGGAGGTCGGTTATGTTTTGAACTTAACGAATTGGATAAATGGCAAATTATACCCTTTTTAAAAGGGATTGCACGTTCAGGTAAGTCAACATTGATCACAAAAGTTTTCTGTAAATTTTATGAAACGGCTGATGTTAAAACAATAGCGAATAATATAGAGAGAAAATTTGGATTATCGTCTATTCATAACGCGTTAATGTTTGTTGCACCAGAAATTAAAGGTGATTTTCAACTCGAACAGGCTGAATTTCAATCTATAGTTTCCGGTGAAGAAGTTTCACTCGCTGTAAAATGTGAAACAGCTAAAACATTGATATGGAAAGTACCCGGTATTCTCGGAGGTAATGAAGTTCCGCAGTATAAAGATAAATCGGGTAGTATTCTGCGACGTATGGTCACGTTTCATTTTGGAAAACAGGTTACTGATAAGGATACGGACCCAATGCTTGATACAAAACTCGAATCTGAAATACCAGTTATAATTGAAAAGTGTCTTCGTGGGTATCTCGAGTATGCTCAAAAATATCAAAACAGGGACATTTGGAGTATACTCCCTAAATATTTCTTTAAAATTCGGGAACAAATTGCTTCAGCTACAAACCCATTGGAAAGATATTTACAACTGGAAATGTATAAGAATTACGAGATCAAAATGGGTGAAAATTTTAAATTTCCAATTGACTTGTTTGAAGAAATGTTCTTAAATTTTTGTAGTGATAAGAAAATTGCTCGTCCAACTTTCAACAATGATTTCTATAACGGATCGTTCAGTACGCGTGGTATTAAAATACAGAATGAAGTCGATGATTATTGGATTATCACAAATCCAGAAAGGTTAAGTGAACCTGATAATTATAAAGGTAGAAAAGTTCTATATGGTATAAGTCTTGTTGCTAAAGAAAATACAAAGGGGTATGATGTAACCAGATATAGATAATGATTAAAAATCTCAGAGTAGTGTAAGTATGGACCCTCGACAATTTGTCAAAAATTCTAACATACAGGTTCAGCGTTCGGATATCATGCCGAGTATGAATACTAATACACGAGAAAATGTACCAATGTTTAATGAACTTCGTTTGGGTAAATTTAGACCAGGTATGTATAATGCATTAGTAAATAAGCTTTTCACGCCCGAAACGAACGGTGATAAACGTGTTAATATTAAATATATACTTAAACAGAAACCTAAGGGTCATGCATCCATATCAGATGGTATAACCATAGACGTTAACGAAATAAAAGGTGTTTACGGAAGATTTCAAACCGGTGTTATTCACACAAAAGATTTTGGTTTAAAGGGGAATTTAGATTTAGATTTTTCTTCCGCGCAATTTACCGGATATGTGACAAATGGTATAGAAAAAAAGAATTTTAGTTTTAATATTTATAAAACTGGTAAAATTAGGTTATCGGGTGGGTTTTTAGGATCAAAAAACCTTAAAAAACAACCTGAATCTCTGCGTAAATATATAATAGATACGTATACACAAAAACAAGGTTTTTTATACAATGATATATCTTACAATAATATAGGGGGTCAATTTTATACGAACGCGAATTTTGAATTATCAAAAATGACACGGGAATTTGTTAAATTACGTACTTGGGGTGTATCTTTCCTTCAATATGAACCGGAACAGGCACCCTTTCTTTATATAAAATATAAAGATCGTGCATTTATATTTTCTACAAAAACAACTAAATCGGGATCGGGTATTGTTCAAATACAAGGTGAAGATAATCCGGATGAAATCGAGATTGCATATAACGTTGGTGTAGAACTGGTTAAGAAGTTACATGAAAATGGATATACTTTAGGTTTGGTTAATAAAAACGTAAACGCGAATAAAATTTCGGTTGTTTCTGGTAAACTGAGAGCATCGACGTGTCCCAAACCTAGAAGACCACCGTGTAAAGAAGGTTTTGAAACTAAGAAAAATCCACAAGGGTATGATTGTTGTTTCAAAAAACCAAAAAGGAAACCCTCGGCAAAGAAAAAATCTATTAAACGAACAAAGAATATGAAAATTACGTACGATAAAGAGGGTATAATGAAAATAGGAGGATTGAAGTGTGAAAGACTTACCAAACCGGTATTACTTGAAGTTGCTAAGAAGTTGGGTGTTGTTGGTATCAAGAATAAGAATAAAAAGGATACTATATGTAAGGCACTTGATAAAATTGAAAAAGGTAATTCTAATTTTAAAATAGATAGTAAACTTTGTAAGGATATGAAAAAAGAACAACTCGTATCGCTTGCAATATCTAAAGGTATACCAGTAAATGATTCAGATACGGTAAAGATATTATGCCAAAAACTCCAAAAACCCAATTCGCCAAATACACCGAATTCACTCGCAAACGAAATGGAGAAGGTTTTGTTAAATTCTCAGAAAAAGGAAAAAAGGAAACCTACTAATATAAAACGTAAACTTGATGATAAAGGTATAAAAAATGATATCATTAAACTTTACGGTAAAACTTGGATGAAAAAATACGGTAATGTTATGAATATTAATAAAAATGTAAAAGACGTTAAATCTGAATTAAATAGAATGGAAATAAATAAACGATTAGTGACTAAAAATGGAGTACTAATGAAGCGCGAGGCAGATAAGATTAAGAAAGATATGGTATACAGGTTTAAAATGAATAAAAAAGAGGAATTAAAAGAATTGTTAATCGAAAAGGAAGCTAATAAAGTTTATGGTAAATTTGGCAAAAATGTTGTAAATAAAGTCGTTAGATTTATTATGTCTTTTCCTAAAACACCGGCAGTCAATAGTAATAGAGTTATTAATTATATTAAAATGTCGAGAGAATTATCCCAACAAAAACCACTCCCATTAAACAAGAAAAGAGTTGTACCACCAAAACCTAAAGTTGTACGGAAACCAAAACAACAAGTTGTTAAGAAAAAACCGTTACCCAAAAAAAATAAGGTAATTAGACGCCCAGTTTCTAAGCCTAACTCGAACTCGAACTCGAACTCGAACTCGAACTCGAACTCGAACTCAAACTCAAACTCAAAACGTAAATCAAATAATCAAATACTTAATCAAATATATAAAAATTTCGAAAGTAAAGCATTAAAGAATAAAAGGTAATAAGTAAATATATAGATGGAAAACCCTCGTGTTTTATTAAACAATCATATTCATTCAATTAAGGGATATGCAGACGATAATAAAAGATGGGATAATTATATAGTTTCATCTATTATAGAAGGAATAAACTATACTATAATGGATTACATTAACATTTATAGAAATGTTAATGGAAATGAAAATGGAAAGATTATGTCTAACTTAGAAAAGGAATATTATCTATGTGACGAAGATTTTATTGATACACAGTACCCAGAATTTTATATAGAATCAAATAGAGCTTTTCATGAAAAAGGTTTAATAATGTATATTTATGACAATTTTCAAAAAATTGAATCCACTAAACATAGACGAATTATGTTTTATTTTATGAACATTTTACATTTCGGTTTATGAGTTTTTCTGGTTCGGCTATTTGTTTAAGGTGTTTCGCATGATATGAAAAATCGTAACCAAGAAAATGATTTTTTATTTGATCCGATATTGAAAAGGCATCTAATTTGTTAGATACTTGTGAACATACGGATTTTACTTCTAATTCTAATAGTTTATCCTCTTTCATTATAAAGTATTTCAAAGACTCGTCCATTATACCATTCCTTTTCAATTTTTCGAACATTTTATTCGATTCTCCGTTTGAAACATAAAAGTATTTTGGTGAATATCCTAATACGTGTATATGTTCCGGTTTATCAGGATCGTGAAACATCATCATTATTACACATATCATTAGTACCCACACTAACATGTTTTATTACTATTCAACATATTAAAAATATCTTTTATTTTGTGACAAATATTAAATAAAATATCTATATCCGTGAGTTTTTTAGGATCAATAATTTCAAGTTCTAATTGATATATAGTTGAGTCTTCAGAATCCTTATCTCTGTTGCCACCAGCACTCACTGTCCTATCTATGGATAAGTTTTTCCTGATATAAGAATTGCGTTCTTTTACAACTTTTCTATCCCAATTATTATCATCGTTGTCATCTTCTTCAATAGGTGTTTCTCTAGAAACACTGAAACGAATATCAAATGGTGAACCTTGTAACTGTTTAAAATCAATATTTTCAAGTCTTTCTTTTTTTATCAACGTTTCTTCACCTGTTACAGTGTCTACAGTTAATCTTGTATTATTATCTTCTCGAGAATATACTTCGGATTTAGTCTCCACAATTCTTTCCCAACCGGAATATTCACCGAGACCTTTTATAATATCGACATACGTATTTGATCCTACATTAGTATCGAAAAATAATCCATTAAATCGTCCCAAACGAAATTCCATTTCAATATTTTCCTCGTCTTTATATTTATCGACTATTGGTTTTATAACGTCGCATATTTTATGTACGTCCATTTTGTTTACATTTTTAATAACGCGTCTTCTTCTTAAGTCTTTTTTATCGCCTTTTTTTAGATGCATGGGTTTACAAATCTAGGAAATACGTGTTATTTTAACTCAGCTATACAAGTTTTATTGAATATGAAAGAGATATCATCTCATGTATTGAATAATAAATATAAAGGTGATTGTAATTTTACTAAAGCGTATGAAAATTTAACTCGTTTATATTGTACAACACAAGAAACTAAAGTTTTTACATTGGGACCTGTATTAAACGAATTTATAAAAGTGTTTCCTAGATTTAGTATCGGAAATCCACACGATGCACAGGATGCTTTATTTTGTATAATAGATATTCTTGAACGTTCATACCCGTACATAAAAGAAGTTATATACGGTGAAACAAAACAAATAACTATATCACCCGTTGGTAAAAACACGATCGAAACACCTTTTTGTATTCATATACTAAACATGACACGAGATGTTAAGGATATAAATACAATGATAAAAGAGAGTAACGGGTGGAATACAATAGAAGATTATGTAGACAAGGATGGTAAAAAACATAACGTGGCGACAACAAGAAATATTTTTTCTAAATATCCAAATATATTTATTGTATCGTTTGATAAGAAAAGTTTTGTAAAAATAGAAAAAAATCTAAATATAGGGAATAATATATACGAGTTACAATCTACAATAATTCATAAAGGTATTCAGTATGGTGGTCATTACATGTCTACTATAAAACTAGGTGACGATTGGTTTATTCAAGATGATGACAATTTAGGCAAATTAAATGATTTCCCTAAAGAAGATAACCATTTTATTTTGGTCTACAATCTAAAAACTCCTTCATCATAATATTTTCTTTAATATTTACCAGCGTTCTATAAAACGTTCTTCTACTATTCGGAAACGTTTTATCAGTTCTTTTTTTTAAAGGTTTCCACCAAAGTGGTCCATCTTCCCAAGTTACGTACATACATTCAACAATATCCCCGTTTTTCAACCATTTATAATCTTTTGTACGATCTATTGGTATTGAAGATTCAAATATATGTTTACCTTTATCTTGTATATATAATTTATACACAAATGCACCCGGTACACACCCGGGTGTTTCTACAGTTTTTTCCCTTTTAACGAGAAAATCAATTGTATTTTTATTTCGTGGTTTCCACTTAAACATTGTTTCATGTGTACCTATTTTAATAGGTGTATTAACCGGTGTAAATATTAGACCATCTACTTCTTGTTTTATTTTTGGAAGATAGTCGTCCATAAACTGAGCAAAATCATCGTGTAAAAAAAAATTCTTTACGCGTAAAATAATGGGGTCGGTACTTAGAATCATTGACTTTTTCACAACCTTTTCACAATTTTCTAAACGATCGAATAAATTTTTATTACCGACAACTTCACCACAATTCATTAAACAATCATAAATCATGAAAGTATTTTCGTATAACTCACCCTCAAGTATAGTACCTTTGAAAACATTCATTCTAAAGTTTAACGGTACTGTAAACATTTCTAGTGCCCTGTTTATAAATACACAAACTCTCTGACTACCAAATTGTATAGCAATCATCATGTATCGTGTACCATCAGTTTTTTCGCACACAACGTAATCATTTTTTTCCAAAATATTGAAATGTTTCCGTTCTATGGAAATAGGTTGGCAACCGGGGAATATACCCTTACCCGTTGTACCCCATGATTGTTCCATAAAGTGTATCATATATTTGTAAAGAGGGTCATCTTTTTTTACAAATACACGGTTCATTATGTTTTATATTTTAAATTTAATCTTTAATTACTTTTAACACCCGCGGCGTTTAAGAGATTACTTACACACTCATGATTATATGTCATGATTAACTTAGATTTTGGATACGCTAGAATTTTGACACCAGACTCTTTAAATTTACGAAACATTATTTCCATTTTGGGGAATATTTTATAAGAATTATTTTTTTTATCTTTTATGTGTTTTGCCACATTTTTTGACATGAGTAACCAGCATTTAGAACTTGTTTCCTTAACGCTATAATAATCACCACTAACCTTGTTTATAACTTCTGTATCAAAATGTAAACCAAATTGTTCAACGGGTTCTTTACATTTGTCATTTACTTTACACTTAAACATACCCCAATCTATACCTTCAAGAACACCCGGGAATACCAAACAACCAACACCTTCGTGTTTATCAAAACATTTCTCCAAACTTGAATCATCAATTTGTATACCAAAATCTATAAAAAGTAGTCTATCGTGTGTCTTGATATATTTATGAATTGTATCTGCTTTATCGAAAGGGTCGTCGTTAACAAATGTAACCTCGTTTTCAATACCACCTTTTTGTAAGCATAATAAATTAAATCTAAGAATACTGTGTAGGGTTTTTACGTGACATGATTTACTTCTAGTAACTATTATAGTAGCAAACTTCATATTATTTTTATATTACAACCTAAACCTTAAGCCTTTCTTCTAAACACCCATGAAACGGTAAATTACCTACATGTCCTAGTGTTGTTTGACAATCTGCGTATATTTTACCACCAATTTGTTGCCACCGTCTACAAAAAGCATAATCTTCGGAAAGATATCTTTTATTATCTGGGTCAATCATGCAATCAAAAATAGCACAATAATCATCAAAATCTCTATTTTGATGATCATTTTTACAATCTAAATCTTTATAATGTTCGTGCATTTTTTCTAAAGCCTTACGACTAATTAGCATAAACCCTGTTGGACCATCCAACACTTCGACAAAACCATTTTCTACATTTCTGTGAGTAGCCCCGACATTAGCAACTAGACTCGATGAAAGCATTGCTAAATCACGTTTATCACCTTGTTCGAGAGCTTTTTTTGCTTGATCCCACATAACAACTTTTTTCGGGTAAATAGCAACCGAAACTTCGTGTCCAGAACGAACTAATCTAACAACGGATTTAGGATCAAAATCTACATCGGCATCTATAAACATGAAATAATCACAATCCGATTTTTGCATGAATCTTCCAATTGCAACATTTCGGGCGCGATGTACTAGACTTTCATTTTCAGTCGTATCTAATACCATCTGTATACCCTCGCGTATAAATTCAAGTTGAAGCTTTATTATACCAATCATGTACTTTTCTAAACATAAACC